ATCTTCTTAACTGTATTAGGTAAACCAAAATCATCGTCTTTTAACTTTATATCAAATCTAACTGCAGAATCTGGCTCTCCGTCATAAGATTCTAACTCATCTGTTCCTACACCTAAAGTCATATTATTATGTAGGTCTGTAATAATATTAGTTTTTACAGCGTTATCAACCATATTTATTACAAAAGTAAAGCTGTTTGTAATAAAACTATAAACATAAGAATCACCACTTGTACTACCAGAAGCAGCAGCATCTCTAACTATAACTAAATGTTTATGAGTTGGTTCATATCCAATAATAGTATCATCGTTTACAAAACTTGTCCACTCTGACTCCAGTACTTTGTTTTGCAAGTTTCTTATTTGTGAACCATCATAAAAGAATAAACCATTTTTATTTACCCAAGCTACACCGAAATCTGTTTTTACGACTGCTGCATGGAAGTCTACTCCCATATTTTTATGCTCTGATTCTAAGAACCATTGAGTATCAGAACCACCACCCACGTTAATAACATACAATGTTCTATTCTTATATGCTAACAGTCTATCAGCATAAGACTCTATCTTTACAAAGTCTTCTCCATCGTTAACACCTATATCAATAAAGTTAAAAGGTGGGAATGTATCAAATTTATTTACCTCACTATACATTAATCTATCTGACTGAACAACTGTTTGTCCTTTGTCATTAATAGACTTTACATTAGCTATAAACCTTCTTCTGTTTGACACTACGCTAGTCTTATACCCTTCTCCAGTATTTCCTATTGATATGCTAGATAAATCAGCGTTATATCCATTTAACGAGCTATATGTATCAACATTTGGGTCTTGTATTGCTACTGTACAAAACAGAAAAGAAGCATTATTATATATAGTTGACCAACCAACGTGCTTTGCTTCTAAATTTGTTCTACAACCATACGTTAAATCTATATCAACTAATAATTGAAACTCTCCCTTTGAAGTAGAATCTCTAAAGTATACTCTACCACCAGTAATTCTTTCATCATATCCATGTGATGCTGCAATAGATATACTGAGCCTGTTATTAGCAGAGACATCTGTTAAGCCAGTCATTACTGTAGGTAACGACTCTTGAGCACCATCATAAATAAATGTTTGTGCAAACTCATATGTACCAGCTGGTATTGTTCCATCGCTTCCAGAAGCCAAAGCCTGAACATTGAAGCCTAAACCAGCGTCAGGGAATATGTAAAGCTTGACATCGCTACCAGCAGCATTCCAAGTTTTAGAAGAATCTATAATCAAAGTATCGTTATCAGTTCTAGAAGCTATTCCCACTGTATCAGTTCCAGATGAATTAACAATAGTATACAAACCAGTGTCTAGCTGAGTATCAGAACCAGAAGTATTTCCAGTATCAGTTATATTGTTAGCTAGTTCAATACCAGTTCCACTAGCAATACCCTCAAGAGTATCTTCAAAACCAAGAACGGCAAGATTTAATCCAGTTGCAGCTTTACTATTAGTAGCCGAAGCAGCAGTTCCAGCAAATGGTTGCTTTGGCGGAGCATCAGATACTACCCATTGATTTACTGTCTGAGCACTACCTCCTCCAACATTTAACTGGCTAAAGCTGTCATCTAGCCATAGTTTTTTATTTACATATCCATACCATTTTACACTATTACCAGCACCAAAATTAGTATCACAAACTCTTACCACACCATCAGCTAAATCATATATTACTTTACCATTTGCAGTGCTACCTAAATCTATTGCTTCAGCAAATGTTCCATTACTATCCCCAACATCTATTCTAGTATCTGAAGTAGCATCTGTATCCGCTAAGAATGTTTTAATGGTAGAAGTATTTGTTCCAGATCCACTTACTCCAGTATAATCCACTCTTGCTTGAAACAATCCATATCCAGGCTGAGATGCGTCTAAATTAATTGTTCCATAATCGCTTGTATTATCAGTTACTCTGCCAGATGACTTTACTGTACCAAACTCATCTACAATAACATTATTAGCTTGAGCTAGTTCGTTATCTGCAATAGAGCGTGAGTTAGTCTTAGTGTTAAGACCACCATCAAAACGTGTGTATGTTTTAAACTGTTTAGGCATTATTCCTTTATCTCAAAATGTACTAAGTCATCAAACTTATTATCTTTGGTCTTGGTGTCCATATCCCAGTCTCCGCCCCATCTTATTTTTAATCCCATCTCTTTAGCAACTCCAAGAACGTAACCGCCAAAGTAATGAAACCTATCCCTATCATCCCAATCAATAGGATAAGGAGCAACGTCAACAGCAATACTGGGACTTTTATTATGCTTACCATTCGGGAACTTAAGTTTACTATTTCCTCTATTATATGCCGCATCTTGAGCTTTCTGTCCTCTATGACCTTCTAATACTGTGCAATCAAAACCTTCTACTACCTCTTCAAATAACTCAATCAATCGTTCATCGCAAGTATATAATTTACCTTTACTTTTTGTGCTAAATCTTGGCATTACTTACCCTTAATTAAACCTTCTATTAAATCAGTAACAACATCGACACACTTCTCAAAAAAGACTTGCTCTTTGTCTTCACTTACAAATGGAATATCAATCTTCTCATTAATTTTTGTAGCGATTGTCTTAGCCATTTCATCTGAAGTGAGTTGATCAACCATTTGTTTTTTAATTGTATCTGCTTGACTTTCAGCCGCAGCTACTAACATTTCTTTTAAGCCCATTATTTTCTCCTAATCTCATTATTTGTTTTAACTATTAAATATACTAAAGTTGCAACAGAAACAGCCATTTGCAGTAACATTGGTAAGTTAACCCACCAAACACCTACTCCAACCATTCCATTAATTACTGCCTTAGTTGAATCTATCATTCTATCAACCAGCCTTTCCATTAATGCGACCTTTAAGGTACGCTAAATCATCGGTTACATCGTTTAACTCTTTAACTATATCTTCTCTATGTCTCTGTCCTATATCGTCTGACTTGTTCCATCTCTCTATTAACTTTATAGTTATCCCTTCTACATTCTTTATTGTAGATTCTATCTTAGCTATCGCTTGTCTTATGTTATCTAAATCTTCATTTTGAGCTCTTTGGCTCTTCATTAGATTAACTATCATCAGTACAAACAAAGATACGATAACACCTACAGCACCGTACTCAGCGTATGTTTCAATCATTTAATACTTTCTTCGTCGCTTTTAAACCAATTAAAAATAAAAATCCAAGCATTACTTGCAGGAGCATCTCTTGTCTAATACTAAACGCTAGCATAACAGACATAATAAATTTTCCTGCAAGAATTGCTTTATCAATCACTATTTCCCAACAATCTTTTGGGCTTTATTATGTGACTGTTTAAAGGTTTTACCCTTTCTCATTTCTGATGCCATCATTGACAAGTGCTTTTTAGTATGATGAACCTTATGTTTCTGCATTTGCTTCTTTTGCATAACAGATAATCCATTAAGGTTTACATTCTTTAAGTCCTTAGCCATACTACCAACTCTTCTTTCTAATCCAAAGTATAAAAAACATACTAACCTTTATCAGACTCTTGTTCTTTATTGTAAGGATATTTATTTTCCTCAGACAGTGCAGCTTTAAGTCCATCTACAAACGCTTGTCTGCCAAATTGTAACTGCTGAAGATTAAATGTTGTTGTATCAATCTTTCTGTTTAAATCAGCAATGTGATTAACCATTGTTTTTTGGTCATCGTTCATTGAATTGATATCGTACTCTTTCCCATCAAGGTTTAACATTGGGGCATTTTCTTTTTTATTTTCTTTTTTAGCCATTATATTTCCTTATTTTCTTTTTAGTCCTAACTTTTGCATTAGGGTTTTGTTTTCTTCCTCAAGTTTCTGTATATGCTGCGATTCCATTCCTTCAACACTAGCAGTTAACACAGTAACTTTATCTTCCAAATCTTCTATTCTTCTTCCTTGTTCTGCAAACTTCATCTGTGCTTGATACCAAGAGCCAGTAACGATAGCTATTAGTATACCAGCTTTAATTAATAGAGCTACGCTTATATGTACTTCGCTATTTGCGTTAATTGGTTTATTCATCTTCAGTTTTTGGTTTTGGTCTTGGTTTAGGTTTTTTGTTAATTACAATACTTTTAGTATAAACAGGTGTATGCATGTGTCTTGTATCCCAGTAACGATAGTCATTTGTATTCCAACCTATTGCATACGCATTAGGCATATAGCGATATTTAAACGCTGAAGTGTTATAAACTTTTACTACCCTACCACTATCTGTATAAGTAATGGTTTGATAAGGTACAGGCTCACCTAAATCAGAGCCACTAACCATCATACCTACTGCTAGTCCTACTATAAATTCAATCATCAGTTACTGCCATTGTTAATCCTATAAGCATCTATATACAAATCATTATATATGCCCAAGCTATCTGCTTTCCAGATAGCCTTTCTCATTAAGCTGTCTAGCTCAAACATTTCTTGTGATAATTCTTCTCGTGTCTTGCCTATGTAATAATCTTGACAGCTAAATATGCTAAACATAAAAGCTACCATAAATCCTACTATGACAAGTGCGTGTAAAGCTTTACTAGCATCAGCCCATTCGTTTAACTTCCTACGCATTTACCAAGGCTTTCCTTTTCCTTGAGTTGGATTCTCTTTAAGGTCTATTTCGTTTGCAATTCCATCTTCTATTCCCTTAACCCCATCATCTCCAAGTTCTGTTTTTACCCATCCAACAACCGTGTCTTCATCTAGCTTATCGTATTTTACAAAACTTGATAAATCAGATGTATCTAGTCCAACTTGACCATAGTTCCTAGCAGAATATGTAACTTTTTTTCCATCTTTTGTTACTTCTTTTGAATCATTAGCATCCCAATGAACAGACGTAACTACGTTTGATTTACTATCTTTTGAAATATCGTAGTTTAATGTATTTATTGACCATTTAATTGCCATTTTTTAACTCCTGTTGTATTTAATTCTTTACGCATTTTCTAAGGCTTCTACTTTTGCTGATAGTTCTTGTATAGCTTTTACAAGTGTAGGAATTATAGCACCATCGTTCATCATTTGATATTTTGGTTTTCCTTCTTCATCAACTCCATCTTTTTCGTATTGCACAGCTTTTGCAATAACCCCTTGAAGTTCGTGGGCTATGAATCCCTCTCTTTCAATAGTAGGAGATTTTTTAAAATTATATTTTCTTGGTTTTAAAGCATTAACTCTTGCTAAAGCATCTACATCTAAATCTTCAATATTTTCTTTTAATCTATAGTCTGAACTATAAACATAAGTTTGGTCTGTTCTTAATTCAGCAACAGTTGAACCATCATCCTGAATTATTATAACTTCACCACTTCCGCCTGTTCTATTAAAACAACCTGCTATACCATCAGCGTTTTTAACGGTAAATTTATTACTTGGGTCATTGTCTCCCACTCCCACAAATCCTGAAGATGCAATACGCATTTTTTCACTAAGAGAGCTACCATTATGTGTATAAAACAATAAATTTGAAGATGTTTCACCTGAAGCTCTGTCTGCTTGTATAATTGCAACATTGTTTGAATGGTCATAAAAATAAATACCACCA